CTGCAGTATTGGGTCGGGTCAACGTTAGTTATTATCTGGGTGCCTAATAAGCATCCATATCTCTGTGAAGTTCAACCTAAGGATTATCATGAAGCGCAGTATTTTCGCACTCTCTCTCGCACTTGCGGCTGCTATTCCGGCCTACGCAGCGAACCAAGCGGTTCTAACTTGGACCGCGCCCACGACCTACGAGGACGGGAGCCCGATCGGCCCCGGCCTGACGTTCAACGTATACCAAGGTCTGCAGGGAGCGGCTAAGGTCAAAGGCCCGAACGTGAGCGCCACCACGGTCACGATCAACACCGGCCTGCTCTCTGGCAAGACCTACTGCTGGCAAGTCACCTCGGCCCTTAACTCGTTGGAGAGCGTGCCCTCCAACGAAGCGTGCAAGACCTTTCCGCAAAGCGCACCATCCGCACCGGCGTCACTCACAGCACAATAGGAGATGACATGGATGATAGCGAAATCCGAAGGCAATCGCTGGTAATTTCTCGGCATTGGGATAATCCAACAATATTGGTTACTATCCGCGATGAGGGTATCTCGCTTGAGTGTTCGCTCGACGACTTCTTGCTTGCGCTTGCTGAGGAAATCAAGCACCCCCTAGTGTCTTTCACGAAAGGTCGCATGCTAGCTGACCTACAGGCAGCGAAGAATGTGGTGTTGTTGAAGATAAAGGAAGCATCTATCCAGGTTGTTTAATCGGCATGTCTGTGGTCCAATTGGGATTTCATCATTATAGAGGAGTACCATGAAATTTGACGAAACAAAACCGTTTGGTGTAATATGCGGGGACCCTAATCGCAGGTTCGAACAAAACGGACTATTCTATGACAGTTCCAAGAGGATGATCGGCGGTGAACTCGATATTGCAGATTTGGTCATTCAAACTGATCAAGTGGACTCAGCAGAGGCGTTTCTGAGAAATATCCTTGAGGGTAGGGCTGTCAGCAAATCCGCCATTTACAAGGAAGCCGAGAACAACAACCAGGATTGGGACAGTGTCAAGAAAGCGTCGGAGTTGGTGAAAGTGATCAAAAGTCAACGCAACAAGCAGGAATTTTGGCAACTTCCGGAGAGTGATCGATGACTGGTCGGCCTCTTTCCTTGGTCGGAGAAGATGCGCAGGAGAGCATGATACTCGCTGCCTCAACAACTCCGCTAGAGGGGTGTATTGTTGAGGTTGGCGTATACAGAGGAGGAACGGCGTGGCAGCTTGCGGCCCTAGCCCGAGTGCGCGGCGTTCCGCTCTACCTGTATGACACGTTCACTGGTATTCCATATCGAAATGTGGAGAAGGGGGACACTCATGTGGTTGGCGATTTTTCGGACGTCAACGAGGCGGAAGTGCGGGCGGCTATACCCGACGCCATTTTCTGCAAAGGCGTGTTTCCTGATACCCTTGTGGAAATGGGACCTATATCATTTGTCCATTGCGATTGTGATCAATACCAAGCAGTTAAGGACGTGATCACGCATCTGTACCCAAAACTACTCCCTGGGGGCATGATAGTGTTCGATGACTATGCGTGTCTTGAGGGGGCTACCCGCGCAGTAGATGAATATTTTGTAATCACCGAGGCCACGAAAAGCAACAAGGTTCTGGTTCGTGCTGGTATAACGGAGATAAGATAATGGTTTGGAAGATTGATAACCCACAATGCAACGAGTCTAAGAAGATCGTCTGGGAGGTTGCCCCCTATCTGCGTGGCCGTGGAGTTGATTTGGGCGCGGGGGACTTTAAGATTCTTCCCCATGCCATCAGCGTGGACAATATGAACCACGCTCAGTTTGGCTTCACACAAAAGCCGGATATCCTTGCGGATGTGTCAAAGCTGGACATGTTTGCCAGTGGGTCCATGGATTGGGTATACAGCAGCCACACGCTGGAACACGTGGAAGATATGGGAGCCACTCTTCGTGAATGGTGGCGCATTGTTAAGCAGGGTGGGTTGCTGGTCATGTACCTGCCGCATGCGGACTTTTACCCGAACATGGGCCAGCCGGGAGCCAATCCTGATCACAAGCGCGACTTCCGGCCAAAGGACGTCATTGCCGCTATGCCCTCCCACGGGTGGGACTTGCTTGAGTGTCAAGAGCGGAACGAAGATTTTGAATATAGCTTCCTTTTGATCTTCAAAAAGATGCCGGGGCGGATAACCTCGGAGTCCTGGAAGCGTCCTAAGCCTACGAAGACTGCGCTGGTCGTCCGGTATGGTGCGTTTGGCGACTTGATGCAGGCGTCCAGCGTCATCAAAGGGTTGAAGGACCAAGGGTTCCATGTTACTCTGCACTGCGCGCCCCCTGGATGTGTCGTGGTTGAAACGGACCCCAATATCGACCAGATGATCATGTTTGACAAGGATCAGATCCCCAACGCTAATCTCGGTGATTTCTGGACGTGGCAGCGTAATAAATACGACCGCTTTGTCAACCTTAGTGAGTCGGTCGAGGGTTCCTTGCTAGCCATGCCAGGGCGGGCCCAACATGCTTGGTCCCCCGCAGTTCGGCATAGCATGATGAACCGAAATTATCTGGAATTCCAGCACATGATTGCTGACGTTCCTCACAAGCCGCAGGTTAAGTTTTATGCTACCTTGGAGGAAAAGGGGTGGGCCAGGAAAGAACGCGCAAGAATGGGCGCTGGCCCCGTAATCCTGTATTCGTTGTCTGGTAGCAGCGTCCACAAGACGTGGGCGGGGCTGGACAATATCATTGCTAGCGCTCTCCTACACTTCCCAACCTCTCAAATCGTATTGTGCGGTGGGCCGGAGTGTGTGATACTGGAGCAAGGGTGGGAGAAAGAGCCTCGCGTAACCGAGACCAGCGGTAAGTGGTCCATCCGTCAAAGTCTGGCGTTCTTGGAGCAGGTAGACCTTGTGATTGGGCCTGAGACTGGTGTTCTCAACGCTGCATCCTGTATGCCTATGCCGAAGGTAATTTTCCTTAGCCACTCCAGCGAAGAGAACCTAACCCGAGATTGGGTGAACACTACGGCGTTGCGGTCTGAAAATACAGAATGCCCTGGGCGTTCGGTTGGTGTGCCCGCGTGTCACCAAATGCATTATGGGTGGGCGCATTGCAAGCTTGATCCAGTTAGCAGTACGGCGCAGTGCCAAGCGGATATTTCTGTAGAGGACGCATGGAACGCCGTGGCCTTTAATCTACTAGAGCTTGCTAAGGAGAAGGCGGCGTGAGCACTTCCGGCGTATATTCATTTACGGTAACCCGTGACGACATCATTCGTCAATCCATGTTGGGTATTGGCAAATTGGACCCATATGAGTCTCCCGATGCTCAACAGGTTACGGATATCTCTCTAGTTTTGAACATGATGGTTAAGCAGTGGATGGGGAAGGCTGACTATGCTCCGGGATTGAAGGTATGGACCCGGAGACATGGCCATCTATTCTTGCAGAGTGCATCTGGGCAATATTCTGTGGGGCCTACCTCCACTACGGGATGGACCAATAACTATGTATTCCCCGTTCTTACTGCCAGTGCCGCCGCCGCCGCAACTTCGTTGACTTTGAGCAGCATCGCGGGCGTTGTCGCCGGTTACTACATCGGGATCGAGCTAGATAGTGGGGCCCTTTTCTGGACGACTGTGGCGACCGCTCCGTCGACCACGATAACCATCACCACCGGCCTACCTAGCTCAGCGTCCTCCGGGAGTCAGGTTTTCGTTTTCCAGACGATCGCTCAGAATCCTTTGTTGATTGAAACGGCCATCCTGCGTGACCAGTCACTCAATGATACCCCATTGAAGATTATGATGGTGCAGGATTATGATATGCTGCCAAACAAGGCGGATCCCACATTTCAATCCGACCCGACCGCAGTATATTATGAGTATCAACTCGGAAATAGTTATTTATATACTGATACTGGTGGATCTCAGGATGTTACCAAACACATCGTGTTAACATATATGGAGCCAGTGCAAGATTTTGTCAATCCGCTGGACAATCCATATTATCCGCAAGAATGGTACCTTCCTCTGTGTCTTGGTCTGTCAAAGTTGATAGCCCCACAATTCAATCGGCCATGGACACAAACCATGGAGGATAACTTCAAGACGGCCATGGCTATCGCCAGAAACAAAGACGCCGAGAAATCGTCTCTGTACTTCCAGCCGGGGGCGGAGGACTGAAATGAAACCAATCCCGTTATTTGGTACGGGTATAAAGTCCTATAGTGCCTCTATCACTGCCCAACGCCGACTCAATTGTTTCTATGAAGTGCGTAAGGATGGGGATAAGTCACAGATTATAATTCGTGGGACTCCGGGATCCGTTATAGCTTTTTCTCTGCCCGATTCGCCCATTCGCGGGTGGAGGGTGATTGGTGACTATCTGTTTGTGGTGGCTGGCACTACAGTATTTCAAGTTAGTTCCGGTGGTGGTTACGTCAACTTGGGCAGTATCCCGGATAATGGTCAATTAGTGTCGATGTCGGATAACGGTGTTCAACTACTGATTGTGGATGGTCAGTATGGATACTATGTAGTCCTTCCGTTGGGGGCCCCCATACAGATAGTGGACATCAATTTTCCAAATGGGTGTTCATCGGCAACGTGTTTGAATAGTCACTTTATTGTCGAAAATCCGAATACCAGAGAATACCGCGTTAGTCAATTGTTGTCGGCGTCAACTTGGTCTCCCCAGATTTATGGTACCAAGGAAAATTCGTCTGACAATCTCATTGCAGTGGATGTATTGAATGGGGCGTTGGTTTTGTGGGGTTCACAGAATATGGAGTTCTGGCAAGACGTAGGTTCTTCGCCAAACCCATTTGCTCGCATCAACGGGGCCTCCCAGACATGGGGCCTTGCTGCAAAGTATAGTCGAGCATTTCTCTCCAATAGCATGATTTTTCTCGGCCAGAATCCACAAGGCGGGGTACAGGTACTAATGTTAAATGGGTATACTCCCGATCGGGTTAGTGACTCTGACATTGAGAATATCTTCACTAGTTTTAGCACCTATCAGGATGCAATTTCTCTTACATACATGGTCGATGGCCATCCGATGTATCAGATCACATTCCCAACGGCTGGTAGGTCTTTCTTGTTTGACGCTAGTACCAAGGTATGGTATGAAGTGCAAACTGGGGTGAGCACCCAAGCCAGACATTTTGCTAATTTGGGGATAGTATATAACTCAAAGAATTATGTAGTTGGGGTGTCTGGTTCGAATATCTATCAACTCGCCACCAATGTATATACTGATAGTGGCACTACCATAAAGAGGCAAGTCACTAGCCGGCACATAAGAATGGACGGTAATGAATTTGGGATATCTGAGCTAACTTTAGAAATGGACACCGGAGTTGGCTTGATAAATGGGCAGGGATCCGATCCCCAAGTAATGCTTCAAGTAAGCAAGGATAATGGCAACACATTCGGGCCAGAGCGTTGGAAATCCATGGGTAAGATAGGTCAATATAGAAAAAGAGTAAAATGGGACCAGCTTGGGTCGTCTCGGGACTTCGTATTCCAGTTCACTGTTACTGACCCGGTGAAATTCGTAGTTAATCTGGGGGAGGCGGTAGTGTCCCCTGGTGTAGAGTCCACGCAATGATTAATCCTCCGCCGATTGATAGTGCGGTTTCAGGAGTAGATAAGGAATTTCATTTTTCTTGGAAAAAGTG